AGTGATGATCTTGACGTCTTTGAGGCTGGCTTCTTTGGTCAGAAGTCCAAAGTCGAAGTAAAAGTTGAACCGACCAGTTCGACCACGGAACAAGAAACTTCAGATGAGACTGATGTAGATACTACGACTCAAACTGACGAGGAGGACGAGGCTGAACTTCAAAAGGTAGTCGATGAGACGCCTAAGAAGAAGACTGTCCAAGATCGTATTGATGAGGTTGTACGTCAACGTGAAGATATTCGAAGGGAGGCTGCTGCTGAGGTTGCCAAGCTTCGACAAGAAGTAGAAGATCTAAAGAAGGGCCTTAATCCGGCGAAACCTGTAGTGGAAGCTGCAGAACCGCAACCGGACGCCGTGGACAAAGATGGTAATGCCGTCTATGGCCTTGGTGAGTTCGATCCGCAGTACATTCGGGACCTTACCCGGTTCACTCTTAATCAAGAGCGAGCGAAGGCTGATGCTGAGACAGTTGAAACTCAACGCCAGACTGCGATGCAACAAGAGCAACAAACCCTCCAGACCAGCTGGAATACTAAACTATCTGAGGCTACTAAGGAATACCCAGATCTTACTGAAAAAGGTCAAGCACTCCTGGCTAACTTCAATAACCTTGATCCCAACTATGCTGGTTATCTATCTACTGTCTTGATGTCTATGGACAAAGGTCCTGACGTCTTGTATTACCTTAGTAATCATCCAGAAGAAGCGACTGCAATCGTAAATAGTGGCGCACAGAAAGCTACCCTCGCCCTAGGTCGGATTGAGGCACGATTCCTCCAGGATGAACAAGTTGCCCCGAAGCCGAGGGTTTCTAAAGCTCCACCCCCGCCGCCTAAGAACGTGCAGGCTCGTGGAACTAATGGTGCTTTCATCGAGGTAGCTCCCGACACTGATGATCTCGACGCGTTCTCGAAAGCTTTCTTTACGCCTCGAAAATACTAACACACTCATAAAAGGAAATATTGTCTATGACTACTGGTGGCGCTAATGTCTCAGTTGATCAGGCAAAACTGGTTCTTAACTCGTTTGCCGCGATCTTCCAAAATAACCTGACTTCTGCCGAACTTGTTACGTGGCGGAAGTTTGATAATGAAATGAATGACCGAAATGCTTTGACTGTCGTCGAGCAGGTTGTGCCCCGCTATCTGGTGACTCACACTACCAATGGCGTCAATAACCTCACGACTAATGACGTTCAAAACACTGTGTTCGGTTCGCAACAATATAAGATCCAAGACGTCTTCGGATCGTCCATGGGTTGGCAAGACTTCGTGAAGATTCGCGATTTGGGTGCTGCTCGTGAGTCTGAAGCCCTTAAGGGCGCTGCTCTGAACCTTGCGGAACAGATCGACGCCTATATTCTTGGATTCGCTGTTGAGGCATCTAACAACTGGCTTGGTACTCCTGGGGATCCTGTGTCTGCCTACAACGATGTGGCCAGTGGTTACACTCGTCTGAAGGAAGAAGGGGTTGAGGACACTGATCTGCGGGCCGTTCTGTCTTACTACGACCGACAGGCTCTCGGCGCTAATATCATCAACATGCAGGGTATCGCGTCTGGTGGTAGTGGTAGCTCCTTCAGTCAAGGTAATGCGTCTATGGCTAATGCTGGTGAAGGTATTTATCGCAAGGGCTTTAGCGGCGCGATCGATGGTATTCCCACCATGTTTACACAGCAACTTCCCACTCTGGCTCTTGGTTCGCGTAATGCTGCCGACACGGCCATGAATGGTGCTAACCAATACTCCGACTATGCGAGCGTTGCTATTGCTAGTGGCCCGGGTCTCTTTCTGACTCAGACCATCAATATGACGGTCGGTACTGGTACGGAAACGGTTAGCGATGGTGAAGTGTTTACTATTGCCAACGTGTTCGCGTGGGATAATAGACTGCAGGCCCAACTTCCCCACCTTCAGCAATTCCGAGTGATCGGTAATTATACTGCTGTGTCGGGTGTTGTAGCTGCGATGACTATCTTTCCAGCTATTGTTGTGCAGAACGCCAGTCCCAGCGGTTCGGACTTTAATACCATCTCGAATAACACCGCTAACGCGACTGTTAATTCGATCCCTGGTAGTACGGCAGCTGTTACGTTTTTGGGTACCGCTTCGGCGTCTGTCCGTCAACGTGCTCTCCTTTCAAAGGATGCCATCGTTGTTAATACGGCTGATCTGATCATGCCTGCGACGGGTATCGGTTCTCGTAAGTCTTTGACTAAGGTTCCGATCTCGGTCCGTATGTGGCAGAACTCCGTCTTTAATACGGGCGAACACCAAGTCCGCTTCGACGTGGCCCTCTCGGCTAACGTGGTTGATCGGCGTAGGATTGTTCGTATCAACGGCTCTACTGGCACCGACGTCTAAGAACTCTAACGGGGAGGGCTCTTTTGGGTTCTCCCCACCTTAGGAGAAATGAATGACTAATCCAACTTTCTCTACTACTAAGTTGACGCCCGGAGCCGGTTGGGTTGAGCTCGCTGCCGGACCTTCCACAGCATTTCTACGAGTCAGCAAGAATGTTCATCATGTTCCAGTTTTTCTTTTCGTAGGATCTAGTGCCCCCTCTTTAAATCCTACTAATGCTACTGGTTCTGTTGTCTTTTCAACTGGTGTACCAACGAATGGCCAAACTGTTCTTATTGGTACTGAGACCTATACGTTTGTTACCAGTGGTTCTGCTCCTTTTGATGTTGTTATTGGAGCTACATTCCTTCTGACTGCAACTGCTTTTGCTGCGGCTGTCAATGCTAATAGTCAACTTGTAACCGCTGCGGACGTCAGTGGAACTGTTACTCTTACGGCCATTTCTAATGGTCCTGTAGGTAATTACACTGTCACTACGGCCGCTACACACGTGGTTGGTACGAGTTTGTCTGGTGGTGCTCTTGCTGTGGCAGGTTTCCGTATGGAGACCTGTGACACTCACTTTGATGGTGCCTATAGTGGTAATCTTTATGGACGTATTATAACGAACTCCAACGATAGTGTTACCGTTAGCGTCTGGCAACTTTAAATGACTAGTACCTCAATTCTCAGTATCATCACCGACGCCTTGCGGGAGACTAATCTAATTCCGCTTGGTGTTGTGCCTAGTGCTCCACAGCAAGCCGAAGCCTTCACAAAGCTCCAGGCCATTGTGTCTAGTGTGCTTGGTAATGAAGTTGGGGAAAACCTTAATCCTTTTCCTCTTGGTCAAGATAATATCACTAGTCCTGTAGGATATCCCTGGTGGAATAATAGTCTACCAGGGAACCTATTCGTTCCTGTTAATGCACGTATTATGTGTAATCTGACTGGTGAAGGTTTTATTAATCTACACCCTAAACCGCATGACGGTGCTCGTATGGGTATCGTTGATGTTGCCGGTAACTTTGCAGTCAATGAACTCACCATCTTTGGCAACGGTCGTATGATCGAAGGTGAGAGTGAAATGACCTATAATACTCCCGGAGAAATTCGTGAATGGGTATATCGAGAAGACCTAGGTAACTGGGTTGTAGTTATACCCATCACACTTGACGGTAATATGCCATTCCCCTCAGAGTTTGATGACTTCTTTATTATTAGACTAGCTGAGCGTCTTAATCCTCGTTATGGTCAGATTATGCATCCGGCCTCTATGGAGACGCTAAAGGAGATGACTACCAAACTTACAGCTCGCTATAGCCAAACCACTGTTCAAATGCCTGTTGAGTCTGGTCTGCTTTATCTCACCCATTGGAATCGTTTCTGGGGATATGGGGCTTATGGCCCTACCTATGGTGATCCCAACGATATGTTCAATTCTGGATTTCCTTATTAAAATGCCATATAGTAGAAGTAAAGAGAAGCGTCTAGCTAAACTAACTAAATGGCCAGATCTCAGATATAGTCCAGAAGGTGTTGCTAAGCTTTTCTATAGTGCGGAAGAAGTACCATTTGGGTGGTCCAATAAACATCCAGGCATATTTATTGATAGACCCACGGAACAGTTAGATAGGGAAGATTTGATTAAACAACTGACCACAAAGAATATAAAAATAAAGCCTACTTGGGGCAATGCACATATGAAGAAGGTTTTGAACGGTGACTGCAGTACCGCTTGGTAAAGGTGCCTATGAACGTTTATATGCAGGCGCACCTGTTATTGAACTACTTAATCGTTGGTTAGAGGCTAATCCGGCTAACCTTCGAGAAGGGACTTCTGTACTTGCTCGGCCCGGAACTACACAAATAGTCCCAGCACTTGATCAAGGAACCTTTTCAGGTTTAGGTTCAATGCGCGGTAATTATGCTCTCAGTGGACTATTCAATGATAGCCTCTTTGTTGTTTGTGGTTCTAATCTATATATGATCTCGGACACTGTGTCTGGTGATGGTTCCGCTCTTACAGTAACACCTATTACGGGCACAATTAATGGTACAGGTTATCCTGAAGTTGCATGGCAAGCTGGTGCAGGTTATCAGCGTCTTTGGATTTCAGATGGACTTCTATTGCAATACTATTCTGGTTTGTCGCAAGCCAATGGTACTTTAGGTTGTCTTACTGGAACCGTTGTTAATGGGACAGACACATTTGAAGTTGGTGGTGTGTACTATACTTGGGGCACATCTTTCAGTTCCTCAGACGCAGGGACTAGTTCTAATCCTTTTGTCGTCAATCCCACGAGTATTCAATTTGGTAATGATCCTCTTGGTCAAGTTGTTCTCGCAATAACATCGACTGGTGTTAGCGGCACAGACTATAGTGGTACAATTACAGGGCCTAATGCATTTGTCACTGCAACTAATACAGCTCTTCAATTTGCTAATGAGAATGATACAAACTATGTTCCTCCGGCTACAACTATTCTAATACAGGCAATAACCCCTGGAACTGCTGGTAATTCTATTACCTTTACAGTGACCGGTGGAACGTCTCTCACGGCCTCTGGTAGTGGCACCTTGGCTGCTGGTGGTTTGAATGTACTGCAAGGCTGTACGATGCCTTCAGGACTCACCCCGGGGTCTATTACACAAGTTAGTAGTTATGTATTGGTTGCTATCAATAATAGTCAAGAATTCTATTGGATTAATCCGGGTGCGACAAATATTCAAGGACTTGATTTTGCTTCTAAAGAAAGCTCGCCAGATCCCATTATATCTATGAGAGCTGTCGGTGATCAGGTGATGATTATGGGTGCCAAATCAACTGAAAACTGGTATGCAACAGGTAATTTGCAGGCCCCATTTGCACCTATCGAAGGGCGTGTCTATGCTCGTGGAGTAATAGGCGGAACACCAGTAGTCGTGGACGACGGTATACTACTCGTAGGTGATGATGGTCGTGTCTACTCCATCGGCTATCAACCAGGGGACTCAACAGACACATCTTGGGGAGTAAATAGGGTTTCTAACAATGGGATTGAAGAACGTGTACGATATCAAACTCGCAGACAGCAAGGGCTAATCCCATGACCGCAATTTATATGGATTCCTTTGATCACTATGGTCCGGGACAACAGGGCGCTAATAACATGCTTAATGGCGCATGGGCCGAAATCCAAGGGAATATTTTTGGTACCCCAGGCCCTACGGTGCCTCCTTGGGGATCTCGTACTGGTCCTTATGCACTTGGAAGTAATCGTGATACTAATGTGTTTGGTAATTATCGACTAGTATTGCCCTCAACTGAGGCCGATCTATTCATCTCTTTTGGTTTTGGTGTGCCAGCTCTTCCGTCCGGAAATTTTCAGAACCAACTTATTGCACTTAATGATAGTAGCAATAACCAGATCTGTGCTCTTTGGGTACAATCCACAGGATCAATTGTCCTTGTTGATAATAATGGTAATACTATAGGATCTACACAAGGTCCAGTTATTGTGGCTAATAACTGGCATTTTATTGAATTTAATTTTAATCAATCTGCACAGACATTTACACTAAGAGTTGATGATGCTAGCGCTACTAATACTCCTGTTATAGCAGTAACAGGACTGTCTCTGACTGCACCTTGTGCTCAGATAATTGCTTTAGCAATTCCTGTAAGTAGTGCTGATCCAACTTCCGTACAATCATGGATGGATGATCTATTTATTCGTAATAGTGCTGGTAGTGTAAAT